GCCTGTACTCGCTCCCTGAGCCTTTAGAGGGAGAAGGGTGAGGAGTTTTGATGCTGTTTTTGGGCGCACGGCGTTGCTAAGCCGGGGCTTCGCCCCTTTTTGGCTAGAAGTGTTTGGAGAGAAATGACCGACCCGTTCAAGATCGACGGCCCGACCTGCCTCCAATTCAGTGGCGGCCGGTCGAGCGCCTATTTGCTGTGGCGCGCACTGAACGCGAATGGTGGGCTGCCGTCTGAGGCGGCGGTCTGCTTTGACAACACCGGCAAGGAGGAAGAAGCAACCTTGCGCTTTGTGGACCGCTGTGCGCGTGAGTGGGGGGTCACGATTCATTGGCTCGAATACCGCCGGGGCCTATACGGCGATGGAGGTAGCGCGCCACTGTTCGGCGTTACGAACTTCGATGAGGCAAGCCGCAACGGGGAGCCATTCGAGGCGGTCATAGCGCAGAGAGGCGGGACACTGCCGAACCCCCGGTCACGGTACTGCTCGTCGGAGCTAAAGACGCGCACGACACACCGATACCTCCGCCACCTCGGCTGGGACGAATGGGAAACGATGATCGGCGTTCGGGCCGACGAGCAGCGCCGGGTGGCGAAGTTTCGCTTCAACCCGCACCCGGAAACCAAGGCGGAGTATGTGCGCATCCCGCTGGCTGATGCCTTCGTCACCGCGCAGGAGGTGGGCGACTTCTGGAAGCGCCAGCCGTTCGACTTGGAGCTGCCCAACCACAACGGCAAGACGATGCACGGCAACTGCGATCTGTGCTTCCTGAAGCCGGCGCATCAGGTGTTCAGCCTCATTGCGGAGAAGCCGGAGCGCGCGGTGTGGTGGGCCAAGCAGGAGGCGGAATCGCGGGCGTCGCACGACGGTCGGTTCTTCCGCAACGACCGCCCAAGTTACGCAGAGATGTCGAAGTACGCGGCCAGTCAACGAGACATCTTCGATACCACCGAGGAAGCCATTGCGTGCTTCTGCGGGGACTGACCCGCTGACCTGGAGAAGTACCGTGCTAACGCTAACCGAGGCTGAAATTCGCGAGATAACGGACTACGTGCAGCCCGCTCGCCAGCTCGCCGAACTGCGACGGCAGGGCTTCTACCGGGCGCGTATGGGCCGGCATGGCGGCGTGATTCTGGAGCGGGCACACTACGAGGCTGTCGCCCAAGCCGAACTTAAAGAGCGCCGCCGAGCTGCCGCATGAAACTACCCCCCTGCGTCTATCTCAAGCACGGCGCCTATTGGCTCGTGAAGCGGAACAAGTGGAACCGCCTTTGCTCCGAAGCCGCCGGGCTGCCAGCCATGTACCGAGCGCTCGCGCACTTCACCGACGCCGAGCACATGCACGACTTCATGCCAGCAGTGGTCTGCCGCTGGCTGGAGTCAAAGCGCGACCGCATCGCGGCGTCAACCTTCGAGGACTATGAGCGTTACTGCGCGTTCCTGTGCGCCGAACTCGCCGGGCTGTCCCCGCATCAAGTGACAACGAAGATTTGCGCGGACACCCTGCGTAAGATTACGAAGGCGCGCACGTTCAACATCTATCACACCATCCTGCGCCAAGTGCTGAGTTTCGCGGCGACCGAAGGGCTGCGCGAGGGCTACAACCCAGTGGACGACATCCCGCAGAAGGCCAACAAGGTGCGCAAGCGGCTCGTGCAGCCCAGCGAGCTGGAGGCGATCAAGGCCGAGGCACTGACCCACCGCAACGGGGAGGCACTGGTGCAGATGATCGACCTTGCCACGATCACCGGCCAGCGAATCGGCGACTTGCTGAATCTGCGCTGGCAGGACGTGACCGCGCGCGGGGTCTACTTCAAGCAGCAGAAGACCGGCAAGGAGCTTTACGTGAAGTGGAGCCCCAAGCTGCACGCAGTCATCAACGCATGCGCCAAGGCCGGCAGGATCGGCCATGTGCTGAAGACGCAGACTGGCAACCGCTACACCTACAGCGGGATTCGCTCTGCGTGGCAACGCGCGTGCGATGCATGCGGCATCGAAAACCTGAACATCCACGACTTGCGCAGGCGCGCCGGGATGGACGCCAAAGCGGCCGGAAACATGGAGGCAGCGCAGCGCCTGCTGGGCCACACCGACCCGCGGCAGACGGCTGATTACGTGGACGGAAACGAGCCGGACGAGGTTGTCCCGGCCGGTTGATTCTTAGACAATGTGCTCATTCTTAGACATCTGTCATAGGGTGAGCAACTAACGACGCCTTAGTAGCAGAATCTAGGCTTTATGCGGCCTAGCGCACGATTCGTCTAAGCGGACAGCGCTTGAACACCCACGGTTTGGCGCGGGTTTGCGGAAGTCTCTTAGACAGCGCGGACACGTTCCGCAAAGGAGCCCTGAGTGACCAAGACTGAGCACTGCCTTCAGATGGAGGCCGCGCGGCGATCCGCAGAGGTTTCGATGGCTGGTGCCGCGAGCAGTTCTTTCGTCGGGCTGGTGGCGCAGGTTCTTCGACTTCTAACCGGGAAGCACGCGTGACCAAGACCCTTGATGTAGAACGGCTGGCGCGTGAGTCCGCCCGACATGTCGGAGTGGAGTTCATGGCCAACCGCGAATGGCTCGAACGGCTGGCCGCCCTCATCCGTGCTGAGGTACTGGAAGAAGTGTGGGAGGCAGCGGGGGGCGTCAAGCAGCCCGAGCCGCCAAGCGCAGAGTCAACCATTGCGCTGGTCCGGCAGCTCTATATCGTCGCCAGCAGCGTCAAGAACCCGCTGGGCGTCCTGAAGGCACACCAATATCGCGGCGAAGGTCTGGAAGAGGCGGCGCATGTCGTGCTCAACCACCAGTTGCCGAAAGGCACGGAAGGCTGCGACGTGCGCGACGAACTGGCCGCCGCCATCCGCGCACTGAAGTAGCTGCCCGAAAAACTCCTACATTCTTCGGACAGTGAAGCGAGTCCCCTACTACCGCTGGTGGATCCCTGACGAGCGCCGTCCCGGCAAAGTCAGGCTCACGTCCTGGCGCATGAGCGAGAAGGAAGCGCAAGGCTATCCCGGCGCAAAGCCCGACGAATCTGACGTGGAGTGGCGAGACATCGCAGAAACCGAGGATGAGCGCATTGCGGCTCACTCGCATTCGGTCAATCTGCCGAAACGTCGATGACGTGCCCGCGAAAATCGACCTTGCCGAACTCCAGTGTCCGGCACACCTCGGGCCAAAGGAGTTGACCTTTATGGAACGTAGCGACAGCGAAGCCACTGCGCCAGTCGGTGAAGCCGTCTTCGAGGTAGTCGGTGAACTGGGGGCCACTCGGATCAGCAAGCGTCCCTGTGTCTACACCCCATCGGGTGCCGTTGTAGTCATCGAGGGGCGTGACCTTGAGCTGGTGCAAGTGCCCGGTGAAGGTGGTTTTCCCCGCGTTCAGGGTATTGTTCCGCGTCGCGTGGACTCCGCCACGCAGCCGGTGCTTTATTACCACCTCGTCATTGATCCAGACAGACCAGCATGGCGCCCAAGCAGTGAAGTGGTCTTTGAGACTAAAGCCACGCACGCCCTCGTACTCGCCGGCATTCTGTGCGAGTCGGTTTTCGAAGCGGGCATCATGGTTCCCGAGGGGCCAGTAAAGCTTTGCTCCGCGCGCCGCGTCCTCGATCTCACCAAGTCTCTCCTTGCAAGCCGCCAACTCCTCGATGACGCTGGGCTTGCTGTCCCACCCGATACGCGGGTAGCGGCTGATTGATGCCCCGTCGAAGGCGTCGCCGTTGTTGATGATGGCCTTCGGCTTGAGTTCGGCGATGAACCGGAGCAGCGCCTTGAACGCCGTTGTCCGCACCCCGGGCCAGAAGTGCGCATCGCTGAATATGAGGACAACGCCGTCCGTCACTTCCAGTTGACGCCGGGCGGTGTGCTCCGTGGGGGACAGGTGCTTGTAGTGGTGGGCGCTGCCTCTGCTGCCCTCCAGCCGGATGTTGTATCGCTGCTCGATGCGCCGCCTGCGGTCGTGGACGTTGCGCGGATCGAGCTTCAGCACCTCGGCGAGCTTGGCCGCGCTCTGGTGCGTCTTCCAGAGTTCGATGAACTCCGGGTCGGTACAGCGCATGTTGGTGGTCTGCCCTTTGACGTGGCTCATAGCGTGTGGACGTGGATTTCGCCACCCGACCCGGCATCGACCTGAAGCGCGATCTCAACCGCCGTCTTAGCGTCATGGCCGGCGAGCATCACGGCCACCGCCGCAGAGCCACCAGAGCCAACAGCGTGGAAGCCACGCTCGACAAGCTGCTCCAACCCATCGGCACATATTTCGTAGAGCCCATCCTTGCGTAGCGCGAGGGCGACGAACTCCTCTGTCTTTGGTCGTGGCCCCTTCTTGCCTGCGCGATACCACTTGAGCCAAGCCTGGCCGTCCTTGACGTGGCCCGCCATGCCGACAAGCTCATCGCCCACGCGATGAACCTTTGTCATCGGGTACCAATTGCCGCCGCCCGAGCACTTGGAGTCGCAGACCATCACACCAGCGCGATGGTCGCCCGCGATGGTCGTCATGTCACTTCGCCGGGGGCGCCACAGTACAGCCGCCAACCTGCCCATACGGGATGTAGCAGGCCGCGCCCATCTTGAAGCTGGAGCAGCCGGCCAGCACGATGGCTGCGGCAATGATGAGGATGCGTTTCATAGGTAGTCCTTGCACACGTCTTCGCCAATGGAGAGCTTCCACATGCCGGCCTCAGAGGTGGCGATGTAGATGCCCACGAGATATCCGTTGTCGCAAATCGGCTTCACACCCAGCTCGGGCGGCGACATGGCCGGCACCTTCTGTTCAAGCGGCTCCGGCTTGGTGGTTGCGCAGCCGGCCAGTGCCGCCACGAGTAGCAGGGTCAGGCATCGCGCCACGGTTCATCCTTTGCCGGTTGGTCAACATAGGCGGTCCATCCGCCGATTCGCACGCCGAGCCACATGAAGAACCGGCGCCACGCGGGCTCCTCGTTCTTCATCGCGGCCAGAAACACGGCGTCGGCGAACTCGCGGTCCCGGCGCTGTACGTAGAGGAAGTCATGCAGCACGGCGCTTTTGTTGGCCCTGCCGCCAAACAGCAAGTACGCGCCAGGCAGGCGGGGAACGCTGGCGAAGTCGGTCACGAACCCCATGGGAACGCGAATCCACTCCTCCTCGCCGCCGTCGAAGAACACGCGCGCATTGAAGTCGGCATGGAGCACATGCTTGCCCTTGCCTGCATCGACGGTGATGAGATCGCTCTCGAAGCGGACGACAGCGACTCTCATTTGCGCACCGGAGGAAACGGCCAACCCCAGAGACGCATGCACTCCTCGGTCGTCAACGGCGGCGGCGGCGGCGGAGGCTTGCGCATGATCGAGCGGAGAAGTTGCTCAGCGGTCATCACGCCTCCAGCAGATTCAGCGCAACCCGCTTTGCCCAGCCTCGCCCGAAGGCGGGCCAGGTGGTGAGGTCAGACATGAAGATGAGGCGGTGCGCGTTGAATCGCGCGATGAGTCGCGGCGCCGGCATGCTCTGCACGGCCTGCAGCGTGTGCGGCCCAAGCGTGCCGTCTTCGTGCTCGCCGACCGCGCGTTGCAGCGTGATGACAGCGCGAGACACTCCACTATTGACAGCCATGTCGAAGACTTGGAGGCGAAGCGCATCGGGCAGACAGTCGCACCCTGCCGGCCCCCAATAGTCGCGCTGGTAGATCTCCCTCGCGCGCTCCACCGTCATGTTCTTGATGTCTTCGTGGGGGTAGGAGCGCTTGGAGATTCCGAACTTTGTTTCACCCCCGGGGTCGGCGCGGTGGTTGACATAGCCGCCTTCATGGCCCAGCAGTTTCTCGAACGCTTCAGCGAAATCCATGTCGGCCCCTTACGGCGTCTTGTTGAGAAAGTGCTCGGCCACAAACGTGACCACGGCACCAAAGAGGGACGCCACGGACATGCCCATCCACAACCCCCCTTTGTGCTTGTTGGCGAGCGCCAGGAGGGTTTTCACGTCATCGCGCAGGTCGTTGACCTCGCGACGCAGGTTTGCAACCTCGGCGGTAATCGCGCCGTAGTGGACAGGGTCGATGTCACTCATGCTCAGCTCGCAGCGTTGTAGGTAAGCGATGCGCTCCAAGCCTTGCCTGCTCCGTTGGTCAGCACTTGGTTGGCGGGAAAGGTCACCGTTACGTCGGCCGCGTTCGCTCCCGTGGTGTCCACCACGAAGCCAATGCCGGTGAACTGGATCTGTGCAATGCCCGTTGCCGGGTCTGTCGCGTTGCCCTGCGATACCGGCAGGGTCACGACGAAGCTCGTCAGCGTCGTGCCGGTGGTCACGGTCATCGTGCCCACCATCTGAATCGACACTTCGCGACCCTTCTTGGTGTAGGTCGCCGTGGTCACAACCACGCTGGAACAGTTGACGAGCGCGCCAACCGTGGGCGTCCAAGTCGTTGCCGAATAGTTGAACCCGGCGCCGTTGTTGCCGGCGAGCGTCAGCGAAGGCGTGCCGCGTGACAGCGCGAGCCCTGCGCGGTCGCCTGCGCCGATGGTGGCGTAGGCCGTGGCGCTGGTGAAGTCGTACAGGCGCCCATCGGTGTAGTTGCCCGAGCCGGTGAAGCCCTCGCACGTCCCAATCTTCACTTCGTAGAAGTTGGTGTCCGCAAGGTTGGCGCCCAGGCTCTGCACATAGTTGCCGGTGTACGAAACGCCAGCCGTGGTGCCTTGCGAGAGGTCAACGAAGAGGTTCGTGTTGCCCTCGCCGTAGTTGCCGGAAATCTGGATGCCCTGCGGAGACGACAGACTCAGGAACGGCCCCGCGCAGCCTTCGAACAGGTTGCCGACGAAGCTGCAACCACGCGCGCCGGTCGCGAACGTGGCGTCGAACTCGCTGAAGCCCTTGCCGGTCGTTGCTTCCTCGAACACGCATTGATGCGCGTGCACGTCGTACATGCCCTTCGCCGACAGCACCCAATCCTTCCACTGCCGGAACTGACACATGTTGAAGTACCACGACTGCGCGAAGTTCGTACACTGCGCGGCGCCGAGGGCGCGGAAGTAGCAGTTGTTGAACTTCATGCGGCGGAACTTGTCGCCGTTGATGACGTTCGCATTCAGCGTGCGGTCGCTGCACTCGAAGTGCACCCGCTCGAACGTGACCCACTCGGACACTGGCGCGCTGGTGTGCGCCGTGTTCGAGCTGAACATGTTGATTGCCGTCTTGACGTAGAACCCGCCGAGGTTGCCTTCGCCGACAAAGCGAAGTTCCGACTTCCACACGTCCGTCGCCCGGTCGATCATCACCGGGCTGCTCAGCAGCATCAGGTACGGGACCTTGATAATCGGCGTTACCCCGCCGCGGTCGGCGTGCAGCGCGTAGTCCACGGCTGCCTGTACCGCCGACCGGCAGTCCACCGCCACATCGCCCGCGATGCAGTCGGCGAGCTGGGACGCGGAGAGGAATCGCGCGATGCTGATTTCCTCCTCGTTGATCTGGTGCTGGGTGGTGGCAACCGCGCCCGTGAACGTGGGCTTGACGCCGACCAGCGCATCCCCGAGGGACAGCGTAGTGGCGCTCCCCAAGTCCACCGCAGAGACTGGGCTGGACAGGTTGTCCTTGTCCCACACGGTGACGCCTGCCGCGGTCTTGAGGATGCACCGATAGGCGCTCGTGCCAAACCAGACGCTTGCTTGCCCGGCCGCGTCGCAGACAACGGGGTTCGCGTTGGAGCTGAGCCCGCCTTGGTCGGTGTAGGTGGCAAGCGGCGTGAGGCCACCGGCTGCGTAGGTGTAGAGCAGCGCACCAGGCAGCGCCAATCCGGTGCTGCCGATGGCCTGGAAAACACCGCCCACGAAGTTTGAAGCCATGTGTGACCCGTAAATGAAAAAGGCCCCGACCGTTCCCGGCAGGGGCCTAAAATTGCGAAATGGATTACTTGGACTGGCTGCTTGTGAAAGCTGGCGTCTTGCTGGTGATCGCCTTCATCGCCGGCTTCATGGGTTGGCTTCCGCCTGAATAGCGGCGCCCCGCAGCAGCGGGTTGTTCGCTGCCCCGATGAGGCCCTGACCTGTACGGCCCGCCGCTGGCGCTGAGGCGTTGAGCATGCGAGCGGTAATCGCCTTGAACGCCGCACTCTTGTCGGCCATGAACGCGAGGAAGCTCACCGGGTTGCTTGCCAGCAGCGCGAGCCCACCGGGGTTCTTGTTCAACTCCATGAGCGCGCGACGCTCCACGACATCGAGCGTGCGAATCAGGCGGGACTCCTCGGCGTTCAGCGCGCCCACCCCAGGAACGGCGGTCGAGATTTCCTCTTTCAGCCCGCGAGCCAGCGCCTTTTGCGCCTCAGTCTCCGCGCTGCCGAGCGTGCCGTACTTGCCGTCAAGCACCTTGTACGTCCCCTGCTTCATCTGCTGGGCCACCTGAACCGGGATGTCGTTGCCCGGCAGGTTCGGGTGCCGCGTGAAGTCGTCGGCGACACCTTGGATCGCGTTGAGGTCGGCGGTCGGGCTCACCTGATTGCCGAACTTCTGCCGGGTGCCGGCAAGCGCGTTGAGCACTTTGCCCTTGTCCACTGTGGCCGACGACGCCTTGATGTTGTTCGCAATCTCGTCGTTGAGCCTCGTGATGAGCGTGCGCAGCTTCTCGACGCCAGCCTGACTCGGGTTGATGCCGTGCTCAAGCATCGCTTGCACCGCGACAGCGGCGTCCCCGCTCTTGAGTTGCGCGAGCGTTGGCTTGATAGCGCTTTGCATCAGGCGGTTCGCGCCGGCCGATACCGCATTGCCCACCGCGGCCCCAGCGCGCCCAGCGAGGTTCACGCCCGGTGGCAGAAGGCCGCCGACCACGGCACCGCCTTGGGCTTGCTGCGGATCGACCAGCCCAGCCGACGCGCCTCCGGTCGCTGCGCCTCCTGCTGCGCGAATGCCCATGTCACCCGCGCGAGCGAGGGCGTTGGTCGCCCCCGTGGCGCCGAGGGACATGCCGCCCGAGGTGAGCGCGTTGCCAAGCCGGGTCATTCCGACCGCCCCTGCCCCGATCCCGAGCGCCGGTCCAACCCCGACCGTTCCGGCCACTTCGCCGGCCAGCTTGCCAGCCCCATAGGCCAGCGAATCCGTGTCCGCGCCCACGAGGTTACTCAGCGCGGCGTCCATGTCGCGGCGGCGCTCCGTGTTGCTGGTGCCGTTGAGCTTGTCAACGGGGTACATCAGCGTGGCGCCGATGCTGCCAGCGCCGCGCACGAGGCCCGCGCCCACGTTGGCGAGTTCCTTCGCGCGATCCCCAACTGCGCCCAGGATCGCGCCGCCGACAGAAGACTCCTTCTTGGCGGCCGGCGCAGGCTTCTCCGCCGCGAAGTGCTGTTCCATCATGGACTGCGCCTGTTCGGGCGTCGTTCCATCCGGCACCTCGAAGCGGGCGATCCGCCCGTCCGGCATCTGGAAACGTGCGATGGGCATTACTCGAATCCCAGGAACTTGGCTTTGCCCGCGGTGGCAGCGGGCGCGGCCGGCGCACCCCGCGAAGCGATGGCGTTGATGCGTTCGTCGCTGTGGCCGGCGTCGATCAGGTCCTGGCGCGCCGTCTCAAATACCTTGCGGGTCAGGTTCTCGCGTGTCTTGAGGTTCCGAGCCACAACGTCCGGGTGCATTCCCGGGGCGATGTCGGCCGACCGCCAAGAGCCTTGCTCAGTAGGCGTGAGCGCCGCGCCGAAAAGGGCGTGCCGCTCTACAAGCTCGGCCTCCTTGCGGTAGTTCTTCCACCACTCCACCGCGTCCTTGTCGGCGCCGACGTTTCCGCTGACGGCCATTTGCATGTCGCCGCCGAAGCCGAGCACGCCCTTACCAGCGTACTCAGGCTTGAACGAGGAGGTCAAACGCTCGATGGTCACCGCGTTGTCGCGGGCCTCGGTGATCTGCTTCAGCACCGCCTGAGGCAGCGGCTTGGCCGCCGCCTCCTTGGGGCCGATAGGCTTGCCGTCCTGCGTCACCGGCGTAGCCTGCCCCGTGCGCGGATCGACGAGAACGCCGCGCGCAGGGTCATAGACGCCCTTCGGCTGGTTCCGGTTCAAGTCCAGCTCCTGCCGGCGAAGGCCGAGATTCGCCTGAGCCACGCCGAGGTGACCGGCGCTGATTCCCTCGGTGCGCTGGTTGTGGCGTGTCGTCTCCGCAAGCTGCGCCTGAGCATGCTTCTGCGCGAGGTGCTTCTCCATGCCCATGGCCGCCTGCTGGCGCCACTGCATGAACCCCTGAGGGTCTTGCGGGATGCGGGCGATGGCTTGCTGCGGGTCGCCCATGGCCGCCATCGTGTCGCGGGTGAGCGGGTCGGTGAACTGCGCTTGCAGCCACTGAGCCGCCGCTTGCGGGTTGTCGATGAGGTCGAGCGCCTGACGGTACTGCTGGAGCCGCGCGCCAGTCGCCTTGATGTTCGTCTCGGTGGTCTGCGCGGTCTTGTGACCAGCTTCGGCGTGATCCTTTGCCGCGTCGGCCTGCGCCTTCTCGTAGGCTTGCGCCTCGGTGAGATAGCCGGCCTTGTAGAGCATCAGCGCGTTCCGCTTGTGATCCTCGCCGAAGCCGCCGACTACGCCGGCCAGGGCGTTCGCCCGCTCGGTGGCGCGTTGCTTGTCGGCGAGCCCCATCTGCCCCGCCTGGAGGGCGAGCGCGTTGCGCTGGATGGACTGGTTTTGCAGGTCGTTCTGCGCGAACTCGGACTGATAGTCCATCATGGACCGAGGGCGAGCGCCCAGCGCGTTAAAGATGCTTGCGTCGATGCCCATTATTCGCCCTCCCACCCGTCACCACCGCTCCACCATGCCGGGCTCTGGAAGCCGCCCTGCGACGGGCTCGGCGTCTTATTGCCCCAACGCTGGTTCGCGTATGCGCCGAGCTGGTTGACAGCGTTGCTCACGATGTTCCCTTGGTTGAGCATGTTCGCGGCCTGCGCATTGCCGGCGCCCATGGCGTTCTGCCCGATCTGGTTCGCCGCGTACATGCCGGCTGTGCCGACTTGGCCGATTGCAGCCTGACCGCGCCCCATGGCGCCCAGCGCCGTGTTGAGCAGGTTGCCCTTCTCCTGCGCGTCGCGGTTCCACGCCTCACCGAACTTCGTGCTGGCGTAGTCCTGTGCGTACCGGGTGCCGGCCCGCAGCGCGTTGCCAGAGAACAGCCCACCGCGCGCAGCCTGGGTGCGCTCCATCCCGCGCATGCCCTGGTCCAGCCCGAACTGGTAGCCCGGGTCAGAAGCCAGCGCGTTCCCGGTGAACCGCTTGGTCAGGAAGCCATACAGCGGGTTATTGGGGTCGCCGCCGACCGTGCCCGCGCCACCGCCCATACGGGCGTATTCGGCGTTTGTCGCAGCGTCGAGCTTCTTGTCGTCGATGCCGTTGCCGGCCGGGCCGTTGGCGAACTGAGGTTGCAGGCGGGCGCGGATCTGCTCCCACGTCTCGCCGCCCTTGTTCGTCGCGGGGGCCATGCCCAGCAGCGTGGCGAGCAGCGCGTTGCCGCCCAGGCCAGTCTGCATGAACGGTTGGTTGTCGCGCCGGACCTGTTCAGCGTTGCGGTTCTGGACGAAGGAAGCGTCAGCCGCTGCGTTGCCTTGCGCTGCCGCCGCATCGGACGATGCATCCGATTGGGCATTGGCGCTGATGGCGCCGGCCGCGACTGTTCCTGCTGCAATCCAGCTCATTTCGACTCCAGTTCCAAGTGCTTCTCGGGAGCGATCAACAACGCCTCAAGGCGCTGGAGATCGGTCTCCGCTGTGATGTGAACGTTCGTGCAGACCGTCTCGCTGTGGGCAAAGCCAGCGCGCTTGATGCCCGCCTTGCAGATGGCTTGGTAGGGCGCCTGCACGCGCTTCCGGCCCTCGTCGGTCACGAGCGTGATGTCGCCCTTGCTGACGAAGAAAATGTGTTCCGTGGCGTGCACCTTGCCGGTCAGCACGCCGCCTGCGGGGATGGTGATGGTCCGCGCGTAGAAGCCAGGCCCGTGCGTGTGCTCGGTCGGGATGTCGGCCTGCGGCATCTGGCGAATCTCCGCCTCCAGCCGCTCGATGCGCTGCCGGGTCGTGCTCAGGCCCAGCACGGCGCGCATGCTGTCGTCGTACGTGAGCTGCATTACCGCTCCAGTTGGTTCGTGAGTTGGAAGGGCGGCAGCGCCGTAGACGACGCGACCCCAGCCGTCACCGCCGCTTCTCGCAACACCGCCGCCGCTTCGGCGTTCTGCGCCACTTGCTGCGATACGCCAGTGACCACGGCCGAGACCGTGGCCGCCTGCTCCTGTGTCGTGGTGACAGTCGTTTCGATGTCGCTGATCGTCGCCCCGTTGGAGCCACCCAGCCGGCGCTCGTGGATCTCGTCCACCAGGAAGCGCCGGAACTGCTCGTCCATGAGCACCGGCAGGCGTTGCCCGTTGAGCATCACATACCCGATGGCGTCGCCGACCGAGGGCGGGAAGACCTTGCGATTGCGTGAGTTGGTCGAGGCAGTCACGCCAGTGGTCGAGTAGAGCCCGGACAGGAAGCGCGCCGAGATGTACAGCGAAGCGCCCGTCCGGCGACGCGCGGACACCGTGACGAACGCCCGTGGCTTGATGTAGAGGACGGCGCCTGTAGTTGCCATGACTTAGTCTGCCGTTATGGTAGGATTGGCGCCATGGGTCGCCAAACACCAATCACGTCCGAATATCTCAAGTCGATTCTTCGATACGACCCCGAAACTGGTCTCTTCTCGTGGATCCACATGCGTAACGGCGTTCGGCGAGACGGCCGGCCAGCAGGGAGCATCGACCGGCACGGCCATCGCCAACTCCGTATCGACGGGGCGATCCTGTTCGCTCACCGCCTCGCGTGGCTGTACATGAACGGTGAATGGCCGGACGGGAACATCGACCACATCAACGGCGTCCGAGACGACAATCGAATCGCGAACCTGCGAGTCGTAACGCAGGGGATCAACATGCAAAACCAGCGCGGCCCGGGTAGTCGGAATACGTCCGGCTACCTCGGTGTCACTTGGGACAAGAAGGCACGCAAATGGGTCGCGCAAATCATGCTCAAGAGAAAGCGCTACTGGCTCGGCGCTTTTGATGACCCAGCAATGGCGCATGAGAGGTATGTGCAAGCAAAGCGTCTTATGCATGTCGGCTGCACCATCTAGTCCGGGATCGCAAGAGTTGCAGTAGCCAACTGGTGCGTGCCCTGGACCGCATACACGTCTTCGGTGATCGCGCAGACCACGCAGCCGAAGGACGAGGCAGAAGTCAGGTCGATGGCCGCACCGCCCGAGGTCGCGGCGACCTTGAACGTGTCGGTGGCGGCATCGCGCACGAAGTAGGTCGTTCCCTCGGTCAGCCCGCCCGGGGGTGTGCCGTTGAAGAAGACGATCTTCTGGGTGTCGCTGTAGCCGTGCGCCGAGCTGTACACGAGGTCGGTCGAGGCCACAGCCATGAAGTTCTTGGGCGTCGCGCCACCGTTGGGCGCGCAGCCAACAAACGTCCCGACGTTCCAGAAGCCGATCCATTTCACCGTGCAGGCCGGGACATCGAACGTCACGGCGGCATTGAGCGCACGCGAGCCACCTGAGGCGGCGTTTATCGTGACGGCCATCTTGGCGTAGGCCGGGGCGCCGCCAGTCACTTCGTTCGCCCCGGTGGAGCCGGGGAAGTCGGTGTGCGCGCTGGCAAGCGTGATCGCTTGGCCGTCGAGCATCGAGTTTTTGGTGCCTACAGGCAGCGTCATTAGCTGGTCCCTTTGTCAGAATCCGCGCGGGCATCAACGATGTTGAAAGGCGCGTTGCCGCTGAAGCGGACTTTCCAAACGCGATCCCGAGATGAGCCCAGGCGCGTCCACAGCAGCCGCGCGAATCGCTCACCAACACGACCGAGCGGGCGCAGGACAGCGTTGCTCCATCGCGCGCCGCTGTCGTCGCTCCAGCTCAGTTCCACTTGCGGGTCAACGCCCTGCGGCGCCTCACCTGTCGTGGCGTCGAGGTAGAACGCACTGAAGAACTGCATCACGCGGCCTGGCACCGCCTCATGTGGCGAAATGCGCTCACGAACCAGCGGCTGTCCGGAATTCGTGTACGTATTTCGGTCGAGTTCGTACACATATCCGTCCTCATCGCCAACGAAGTGAGCGTCGAAGGCCGCCAGATGCACCCTTGCGCGGTGCTGCTTGAACTGCCCTTGTGCGTCCAGGTCAGCCCAGTTGTGCCAAGACCCTGATGACACCTCGTAGACCCAGGTCATCTCCACGCCGGGAGCATTGATGGCGTAGAACGTTTTCCCATCCATCTGAAAGGCGAAAGAGGTCGCCGAGGACAGGTCCGTGCTGGCCTGCATTGCTTGCTCTACCGCAGTCGTGCTCACCCGCTGCGGCCCGCCGCTTGCGTAGCGGTAGACCATGCCAGACCCGTTCTTGTCGCGGCCGATCCAGAACACGCTCGAATCGATCTCCTGCACCGAATACGCCGCCGCGCACCCAACTTCGAGAGTCGTGCCCTGCGAGCGCTCGAACGGGTAGTCAGCGCCGGACTGAGCAAGGTTGCGGTGCGTCTCTGTCGTCACCTCGCCGAACTGCAACCACCGCTCATTCAGCACAGCCTGCGCGACGAGTTCGTCCGGGGAGCTTTCAGCGCTCGCGAAGTCGAGTGCGTCGTGCGTGGAGGCGTCGTTGATCGCGCTGATGTACGCGACTTGGCTGTTCGGCCGGATGAACAGAAAGTAGTTGTCGAGGAACCCGACGGTCTTCGAGCCCGTGAAGTCCCCGTCGCTGATCTGCGCGAACGCATCGGTGGAAAGGGTGAGCACGTACCCGTTCGCCCCGTCCACGATCATGAGCTGCGACAGCCCGTAGGCCATCCGGACTGGCCCCGTGGAGGTCTGGAGCGTGCCGAGTTCTGTCGAGGCGTAGCCGCTGAACAGCTCGTACAGCGTGTTTCCGGCCACGACGAACGCCCGCGCGCCAACGCTGATGGCCCCGCGAATCTCCGCGCCCAGGCTCCATCGCTGGATGAGCCCCGGCGTGCTTTCGAGCATCCACGGCGCTTTCCCGGGCGTCTCCAACGCCACAAGGTGCATGTTCACGCTGCGCTGGATGTCGGCCTTGCGGTTTGCCAATGCAGCCGATGGGCCGACAAATGGGATCAAGGGGGAACTCCTGTAGACTGGCCGCTCACCTGAAGGGAGCCACCATGCTGAAACGACTGTGGGCCGCCGTGCTTGCCCTGTGCGGCGCCCTTTACGCGGACCTGGAGCGCATCGACCCCGAGAACCGCGAGGAACTGAAGACCTACTAGACGAGCGCGGGCATGTTGAAGCCCTCGCGGAAGTAGTTCACGATGGCCTTGGCTGTCCAGTCATAGCGCCAGGTGCCGCGCTTGAGCGTTCGGGCCACCGAGCAGTATTCCGGCACGCCGTCCGCGCTCGTCACGGTCACGCCGCGCGCTTGAAGGTACGTCTTGAGGTTGCGCGCTGTGGTCGTGGTGCCAAGCGCTGCATTGGCAGCCGCGAGCGTCGCGAAGGTCTGCGTCTCGGTGTAGATGCTTTGGTCCGAACCACCCGTGCCGCCAGGGTACGGGTCATAGCGTGTCGTCCCGCCAGTGAACGTGCCGATCACCGTGTTGTGCTTCCAGTAGTTCACACCCAGCGCCGGGTAATTCCAGACCGTGCCTGTGTACGTCACGCCCGTGTAGGCATCGATCGGGTTGTATGTCGCCGACGTGCTCGTGCTGCTGGTCGTGCCACCACCGCCCAGGCCGTCGCGAATGTTCATCGCGGCGCCAGTGTGCGACCCGCTGGTGAAGCAAATCACGTTGTTGCACAGCAGGTTTTCGGCCGTGGTGCGGTACTGGATCTCCTGCGCCGCCGTCGAGATGCCGGCCAGCTGCATGCCGTTCAGCGTGTACGTGCCTGAAACGCCGCCATCGGTCACGATGTTGTGCATGACAGGAGCGCGGAAGATGCCGCCTCGAATCTCGAAGCCCCAGCCCGGGTGCGCGCCGCCTGCTGCGTAGTACACCTGGTGCACGTTGTCGCGGACGTAGCCCGTTGGCACCTGATCGTCTCCACCGTGCGCGCCGGTCGCCAGGTAGCCCTGGAGGAAGAAGTTTCCTTCGAGGATCGGGGCGTTGCGGAACTGGTCACCCGAGGCGCCGACGATCGACACGTTATTGCGGAACCACGATTCGTTGTGGTTGCACGTACCCGACTGGTAGAAGTTGCGCGAGAAGGCATCCCAGCTGGTCGAGGCAGGCGGCCACGACAACGTGGTGTAGTCCTCGCCGTCATTGAAGCCGTTGCGGAAGCACAGGCAGTCCTCGAAGCGGATGCGGTGGAGTTCGGTGCCGTAGCAGTAGAAGCCGGCCGGGCCGCTCGACGTGGTGTTGTATGCGTCGGCGAGGATGCAGCGGCGAAACGTCTGCTCCCCGTTTTGCTTGATCGTCGCACCCGAGAAGTTCATCGCCATACCCTGGGTACGGTCGAAGAAGCAGTCCTCCCACAACACGCCGGTTTCGTCCACCGTGGCGTTCAGCAGGCTGCTGCCGTAGGACGAATTGGTGATCGCGCGCCCGGCCGTCGATGTCGAGCCGCGCACGCTGCCGTCCAGATGCAGGGACAGGTACTTGACGTTGCGATGCAGGTGCGTGCTGCCGGTCTGATTGCGCCCGAAGAACCCCGATGACAACGGGTGGATGAACCGCGGCCTGGCCGTCGAAAGGTCGCCATAAGCGCCCGTCACTTGCGGGTATGTCGTGTCACTGCACCCCGGTCGGCTCAGCGCACCGAAGGAGTTCGCAGGCGTCGAAGTTGCGTCCCCTTCGAGGTTGAAACTCACGAAGTCGTCAACGATGTCCAGCGTCGTGCCGCGCTTGAACAGGAACCAGTCCGGCCGGTTGTGGCGTCCGAGGTTGACGCCAGGGGTGATGGATGCCAGCTGAAGGCGGTTGTACGTGCCGATGTTCTGGCCGTCGCGGCGATGGCAGACGTAGGCGTAGCGCTTGTACGGCTTGATGGGGCCGGTCGGGTTCATCGGGTCGGTGCCGTAGGCCACGCCACCCGCGCCGGTCGGGGAGCCGGCGCTGTCGATGATGTCAGTGCCGTCGAAGAAGTAGTAGTCCGCCGCCTGGTCGAGAGCAAGCTCTGTCGTCACCACCGTTTGCGACGGGTCGATGTAGTAGATCCGCGATCCCGTCTGGTTGGCGAAGCTCGTCAACCCGCCCACGACGCCAGCATCAGGCGGGCGCGGCGTCGGGACGGTCCAGTCCCCGACATCGGCGGTCGATTCCGATGCCGCGCCGGGATAGACAACACCGACCGGGAGAAACGACCCGTTCGGACCCTTCAGGCCAGGACCCATTACTGCACCACGACGTTATCGTTGGTGGCGACGGTCTGGATCGCCACGCGGTTGTATCGGGCGGCCGGCGTCACCGTGCCGGCATCCACGCCATCCAGCGTCACGCCGGTTGCGCATGTGATCGTCGGGCGCCCAACGCCGCCCCAAATGACGGTCACGCCGTTGGGGAACGACTGGCCGGCAGCGATGGTGAAGCTCCCAGCGCCTGCCCCGGTGTAGCGCAGGACCGTGCCGTCATCGGCGCTCACCAGCGCGCGGGCCGCCGCCTCATCGACCGGCGTGAAGTTCGAGCTTCCGCCGCCGCCTGTGATGTTCACCGTGACCGCGCCGCCGGTGTTGCTGGCGGTGACGCCAGAGCCGGTGAAGTCGATCGAGGTCAGCGAAGTGGTGAGCGTCGAGCCCTCATCCTTGACCGTGATGGGGACCGTGGTGGTGGCGTCTGGATCGTAGATTTCGACCGTGTAGCCTTCCAGGCTCACCGTGTCGGATGTGCTCGCGCGAGTGAGTTCGATCGTGACCGCAACACCCGCGACCCCGGTGGCCGCCGTTGCGGTGCCGAAGACCAGGGTGGACGAGCCTGTCAGACCCAACTGGGTCGAGGCCATGCCGATCTGCGAGGACGTGCTGTTGCGGTTGCGGAAGGCGATGCAGCCATCCACCGCAAGCGTTGAGGCGGCCGGCGACACCGCGCCGTTACCGTACAGGCTCGTGCCGCCCAACTTCACGTTGAAGGACAGCGTGCCGTTCGTGCCGACCTTCTTGACCTTGTAGCGGATGACGACTTCCGCATTGGCGCCAAGCGCCGGCAGGGAAATGCTCGCCACCTGCTCGGCCACCCCGGCGCCCGCCGAAATGGTGACCGTCGCACCGCTGGAGGCGTAGGGCTTGAACACCGAGCCATAGCCGGACGAGGCCAGCATGGTTTGCAGCAGCGCAGCCAGCGCGGTGAGCGTCACGTCGGAGGGCGCTGCGGTGCTGCCGCTGACGTTGCCCTTCACCGTGTTGTTCGCCATCGTGGCGAGCTTGGCGTTGCTCCACGAGGCGTCAGGCACTGTGACCGTGCCAGTCATCGTCGGGGAGGTGATCGTCGGCGTGTTGATCGTCGGCGAAGTGAGCGTCTTGTTCGTCAGCGTGGCCGCGTTGGTCCGCTCGGCGAAGACGTGCGCCGTAGTCGCAACCTGCGTGGTGTTCGTCGCAGCGGCTGCGGTGGGTGCGGCAGGCGTGCCGGTGAACGTCGGCGAAGCAAGGTTGGCCTTCAGGTCGAGCGCGGTTTGCGCTGCGGTGCTGACCGGCTTGTTCGCGTCCGAGGTGTTGTTGACGTTGCCCAGGCCCACCATCGTCGCCGTGATGCCCGACACCGTGCCGGTGAAGGTGGGCGAGGCGATGTTGGCCTTGAGGTCAAGCGCGGCCTGCTGGGCGGTGCTGACGGGCTTGTTGGCGTCGGACGTGTTGTCCGCATTGCCAAGACCCACATCGCCCTTGACGATCCCGCTCGGCGTGGTGATGACGGGCGATGCCGCGATCAGCGTGCCGGTGGGGAACGTCTTGGCGGCAATGTTGGTCTGGATCTGATCCAGCACCATGTCGCCTGCGCCAGGCGGCGTGTTGAAGGTGCCGTCAGCACAGAGGTAGGTGGACGAGCCGCCCCCGGACGCAGGGACCAAGCCGGCAGCAACGGAGGTGAACGTGCTGGTGCCTGCTTTGGTCGCAAGCTCGTCGTTCACGCCATCGAAGTTCGCATCGACTTCTGCGGCCGTGAGATTGCGACCCAGGCCGACGCGGCGGGTTATGACTGCCATCTAGGGGAACCTCTATGCGTAGTTGTCGGCGTAGTTGTCGGCGTACAGGCTTGCGCCCTCGACGACTTCTTCCACCGGAGCGGTGCGGGCGCGCGGCTCGATGAACTTGCGGCCGTTGAATTCGTAGGCGGTTTCTTGGTCGCCCCACTCTTTGCCCCAGGCACGCTGGGACACTTCGAGCCAACTGAGTTGCCGGGTCTGCGTCATGTCAGTACGAGTCCGGCTCGCTCTGGTAGTACGCGGTCGATTTCGCAGGGTTGGCGTTCTTCGCCATCGCCAGCGATTCGTCGCGAACGGACTTCAATTCCGCCGTCAGCGGCTTGCCGAACGGCATGCACAGGTCCATCGACAGCTGCGCCGACAGCGGGCGGAACCACTCGGCCGGGAAGTCCACGTCATCGCCCGTAGCCGTCGAGTCCTCGATGGCCGACAGGTAGACGAAGCGCAGCACGTCGGTGAGTTCTTCCGGCGCGCGGTTGAGGTACAGCGTTGCGCCGGTCTTGCCCGCCTCGAAGTAGCCCGCCGAGGGGCGACCTTCGTTGCTCTTGGTCGGGATGAGTTCGTATTCGCTCACCGACAGATTCGGGTCGAACGGCACGTCATCGCCGTTGGTATCGCGCACCACCGCCGAGATGATCTCCAGCGGGCGCAGAATCTTGCTGGTGTAGGCGAACACCTGCGCGCCACCGGCAACCGCGCCCGTGAGCGCGGCCGTGATCGTGACGGTCGATCCGCTGGGTGCCCCGTTGATGGTCGTCCACTGGAACGACCCGGAGTCCAGCAGCACGCCGATGCGCATGGCGCTTGCAAGCCCCGAGATGGAACTCACCGTGAGCGTGGTTGCGCCCGCTATCGTCGCTGCCGTGGTCGTCGTGGAGACGTAGGCCTCGGAGGCGCACTCGTCGCCGGTCGGGCCGAGGTCATAGCCGACCTGGCCCGACTGCATGAACAGGTAGCCGCGGCGCCGGGTCCACATCTTCAAGCCCGGCGCGAAGTCCGCAGACCCCGACCACTGCTTGACGATCATGTTGAGCTTGCGGCGAGCCAGCACCACGTCTTCGGCGTTGAGCGTTTGCCCGGCCGCAGCAACGCCGATGTTCTCCAGCGCGTCGGTGATGATGTCCAGCTCGGTGACGCTGAAACTGGTGGTGCCGCTAGTTGGCATTTAGGCCGCCTTCCTCAGAAAGCCCTCGAAGGCCTCCCAGACTTGATCGACGCTGATGTCGGCAGCGCAGGCGGCCGTCCCAGTCACCTCGTCTCGCTTGCAGTGCTCAAAGCTGTACTGCATGAGATGGCACGGGAAACATGCGGTGTTGCGCGGCTCGACGCTCGCGGTGTTCACCCAATACTTCGTCAGGTTCTCGCGCGATGAATGCGACAGAAGAACGATCTTCGGCATGCCCATATGGCCCGCCGCGTTCAGAATCCCCGTCTCCGCGCCAATCACCATGTCGCACTCGGCCAGCAGCGCCATGCTTTCGCGAATGGTGTACTTGCCCGACTTCTTGACGATGCGAGGCTCGTTCTCCCAGCCCTCCTCCAGCATCTGCGACAGCTCGTCGCCGACCGTCAGAATCCGCGCCGTGGGGTGCTTGACCATCACGCGCGCGAAGAAGGCGTCCTGATGCGGCCACACCTTGTGAACGCTGGAGCCAGCCAGCGAGTACATGATGAGCATGGACCCGCCGATCTTCTGGCGCTCCTTCTTGGCCCACGCCTTTTCCTCGGCCGTGGCGTAGAACATGGGCTTGGGCGGCATCGGCACTTCGGCCAGGTCGTGCTGAAACTCCATGTAGTTCGTGTCCATGCGCTTGCGGCGCACGCTGATCGGCCACGCATGGTTCGGGCGGCCGGGCAGTGCCAACAGCGTGCCCTCAACGGACTCGCTCAGGTTGATGAACTTCTCGTACTTCTTCTTCTCCCAGCCCCAAAAGTGCGGCAGGGCGAGGTTCGGCACCTGGTCGGTGTCCTGGATGTAGAACTCGTCAATGTGCGGGTCATGCCGCAGCACGTCTTGCGTGCGGGGCGTGCAGTAGAACGTGACGTGGTAGCCCTGCTCCTTCAGCGCCGGCAGGATGCTGCTGGCCTGGATGGCGTCACCGAACGCGCCATAGCGCAGCACGGCCGCTCGCTTGGCCGGCTTCGGGTTGCGGTGGCTGTACAGGTGCTTGCCGTCCGTGCGCTTTTTGAAGACGAAGAACAGCGAGTACTCGAAGTCCTCGTTCCGCTTCTCGCAGCGCACCAGATCCCAGCCGCCAACCTCTTTCATGGCCGCGAGCACCCGCTCGGTGTTCACGTTCCACTTGTGGTCGGGGTTGGCTCCTGGCTCGCCGACCTTGGGATACTCGTCCTCGTCGGGGAGGTACAGAACGAGGTAACCCGAGGGCTTGATGACGCGCCACCACTCCTTCAGGCACGCCGCGTAGTCGCTGACATGCTCCAGGCAGTGGCTGGAATACGCGAAGTCCATCGACGCCGAGCCGAACACGTCGAGCTTGGTCACGTCGGACACCACGTCCGGCTTCATCTGCGTGCCGAACTGGGCCGTGGCGGTGTAGTTGTCCACACCGATGAAGTGCGGAAACGCCTTGTTGGCGCCGCATCCGAGATCCAGGCCGCGACCACGGGTGTAGGGCACAAGCTCCCACATGATCTTTCCCGATTCGTTGCCTTGTGGATCTTCTGCGCGCCAGACCATTGATTGCGTTGCCGGTTGGTGAATGAAAAAGGGGACCCGAAGGTCCCCTCTGCCGGGTGCGTGGCCGCTTACGCGGTCAGCGCGGCTCCCGGGGTCAGCTTGCACTCGACGGCGAAGCTCATCACCGCGGTGGCGTCGGTGCCGTGGGTCAGGTAGACCTGATCGCCGGCAATCAGCGAAACCGCAGTGGCGAGTTCGTCACGCCGGGTGGCGCGCGAGGCAGACGTGAGCACCGTCAGCGTGGTGGTGGCGGTCGTGGTGCCGCTCACCGTGTACATCAGCGGTTGCGAGCCGGCAGCGGTCGATGCGATGTTCGGCGAGGTTTGAACTGCCTTGATCTGCATCGCCGTGAAGGCCGCGAACTTCTGGCTGATGCCGTTGGCGCCGACCGTGGTGTTGCCGGCGAAGACGTGCGGCGCGGAATACGCCGGGTTGTCGTATGCGAGGTTCTGTTGAGCCATGGATCACTTTCATTGCTCCTGCACGTCTCCCATGCAGGGCGTTGGTTGGCAGAGGGGGCAGACCCTTTGAGCCAAGTTCAGGAGGTCAGACCGCCGAATCCCACTTGATCACGCGGGCTTGGTCTTGAGCCGAATGCACCAAGCCGAAACCTTGCAGCGAGTACCACGCCACACCCTTGGACCGGCCGTAGTCGGTCGGGATCTTGGCGCGGATCTCCATCGGGATCGCGATGCCCTCGGCGACGGTTTCTTCACCGAGGAAGAAGATCCAGTCGCTGAAGCCGCCGTTCCACGCGTCCGCCGTGTTGGTGAACGGATTGAACGTGGTGGAGTCCGCGGCACCGCCCTTCGGGATGTTGGTCTGCTCGACATAGCGCATGTTCTCGTAACGGCCGATTTCGCCGTTGAAGATCATTTGCAGGCCGGTTTCCGTGTAGGTGTGCAGCGTTTCCAGCTGGTTCTTGATGGTGCGGAACGTGGTGGGCCAGCCCAGCGCGATGTAGTCATCGCCGGCATAGGCCGGGATGTTGCGCTCCTTCATGGTGTCCACGATCAGCTTCGCATGGCCGGTGTTGTACGCCTGCGAGTTCGTCGCGGTCGCCGTGCCGTTCGTGGTCAGCGTGATGGTGGTGGACGAGGTGCCGACGACGCGCAGCGGGGTGGCGTTGAACTGCTGGTGAGCAGCCGCGTCCATCACCTTCTTCGCGTCGTTCTTCAGCGCCTTCATGACGGGCTCCTTGACGCTGAACTGCGACAGCGCTTCGAGCTTGCCCGAGTAGGGGACCGAGTTGCCGTACTCCGTGATCGTCAGGGTGCCCTGCGTGATCACGAAGTTGGTTTCGGGCATCGTGTTCGTTTCCGTCAGGGTGTTGCCCTGAGTCTGGACGTTCGACACGATGTCCCAGGTGAAGGTGTTGCCCTTCCCCTTGCCTTGCTGCGACGCATCCTTCACGTCGCAGAATTGCCGGAATTTCATCTCCGGCTGGAGGGCTGTACGCAGCTCTTTCGAGAGGTTCAGCGAGTAGAAATAGCCGCCAAGGGAATTGACGGCCCACAGTTGCTGTGCCATTTGAGAAGACTCCTATCGTTTGACGGGCCGCCCCATCCGAGCCTTTCGTTCCGCCTCGATGATTTCGGAGACGGTAGGCTCACGGGGTGGCGCGGGGGGTGCCGGCCGCGCAGAGGCGGCGGGGACTGTGACAATGGTTCGCTTCTTCTCCGCTTTGTCGGCCAGGTTCACCGCCGGGCCTTTGCCCGACAGCTTTCTCATCCACTCTCGAACCGCTTCGCCGTGCTTGCGATAGGCCTCGAAGGGGTCGCCGAAGCTCTCCCCGAGTGCCGTCGCCGTGCTCAGGCGTCGTTCTTCAAGATTGGCTGCCATGCCCATCAAATGCGGGTCAGCCGCGATGTCGGGGAACTCCTTGCGAAAGGATTCCGCCGCCTTTTGCGCATCACGCATGTACAACTTGTTTTCCAAGTACGTATCGAGCGCCTGAGGGTCGAGCCCTTGGGTAGCTTGCTGATGCTGTTGGGGCGCGTCTTGCGATGGCGCCGTGTCAGTGGAAGCGGTGTCCGGGTTGGATAGCCGCTGTGCTTGCCGGAGAAGCTCTTCGGCTTGCCGTTTTGCTTGTGTCGCCTCTTGGAGACGGCGGTCGGCAGCCTGATCCTTTTGCAGGGTCCGCTTGCCGGCCTCGATGATTCGCGATTCCTCAACCTCGATGGTCTGCCCGTCAACGACGATGGCGACCATCTTGGGCGCAGCAGGCGCTGGAGCGGCGGGTTCTTCCTTCGCCTCTGGCTCTGGCTGCGACTCGCCTTCAGTCGCCAGCTCGGACGGCTCCTGATACGTGTCCGGCGCGGGTTCTTCCTTCGCCGGCTCGTTCGGGATGATCTCGCCCGTGTCCTCGTTGAAGGCGTGGAGGTCGGGCGCTACCTCGGCGTGCACCTTGGCGGCGATCTCTTCCTCGACGCTCGAGCGATTGGTGAGATGCTGGCTTTGTGCGCCGCTTTCGGGCTCGCCCTCTGTTTGGTTCAGGAGGCGATGGGTCTTGTAGACGTGCATGGTCATCAGCCGCCGTTAGGTAGGCTGGAGTTGGTGGAAATCAGGCTTGTTCTTCGAGCGCGTGCTCGGCTTGGCGCCCGGAATTGATGAGTTCGGCGAGCCAGGACAGCACCGACTCCGCGCGCCACACCTCGGCTTGCAGCTGGCGGATGCGGTTGCGCCGCCACGGGGACACGCGGGCCAGTTGCGCGAGCGCTTCGGCCTTCTCTTGCTCCGCACGCCCGACCAAGTACCGGCCTAGATCGGTCGCAAGGAACTCCTGTGCATCACGCCCGAGGACCGCTTCGGCAATCAACAGGTCAGTGCTCAAAAGAACTCCAAGATTTCTTCCTCTTCGATGCGCTCGCGGCGGATGGCTTGCACCCGGCGCATCGTTGCTTCGAGCTTCTGGCTCAGTTCGGCCGCTTCCTTGGCGAACGCCGCGTCGCGCTCGTCCTTGGGCAGTTCCACCACCACCGCAGGCGTTTCCACCACGGGGGCGGCTTCTGCCACCCGCTCGGCGATCTGCTCGAAGTCCTCGGGCAGCCCGACGTAGCGCTGGCCGTTGATGCGCAGCACGACCTTGCGCCTGCGCTTGGAGCCGCCACCGCCGCCCGTTGCCGCTGGCTGAGTGGCTACGCCGCTGGCATTCGCGGTGTCGCCTGCGTTGGTCGCGCTGACCGTCCCGCTAACGATTCCCGCCGAGCCCTGCCCCGCCGCCGCGTCGCTGGCGTTGGTCTGCGCAAGCGTGCCGACTACCGTTGTCGTGCCAGCTCCGGCGCTCGTGTCGGCGCCGTTCGTCGTTGCCAGCGCGCCTGTGACCGTCGTCGTGCCTGCGGCTGCGCTGGTGTCGCTCGCGTTTGTCGTCGCCAACGAGCCGCTGACTGCGCTGCCGCTAGACCCGCTAGCGACGCTCGTATCGTTGGCGTTCGTTCTCGCCAGCGTGCCGGTTACCGTCGTGGTCCCGGTGGCCGCCGACGTGTCCGCCGCGTTGGTGCGGGCCAGCGTGCCGGTGACAGTGGTTGTCCCCGTCGCCGCCGACGTATCGTCCGCGTTGGTGGTGGCGAGGGTCCCGCTTACCGGGCTGCCAACCGAGCCACTGGCGGCCGAGGTGTCGCTTGCATTGGTCCGCGCGAGGGTGCCAACGACTGTCGTTGTTCCGCTGCCGGCCGACGTGTCGGCACCGTTCGAACGTGCCAGCGTGCCAACGATGGTGGTCGTGCCGCTTGCCGCCGAGGTGTCATTGGCGTTCGTGCGGGCGACCGAGCCGCTAACGCCGCTGCTCAGGTTCGGGCTTGTCTCAGTGGAGAGCGTGCCGTTGAGCGTCAACGAGCGCGAATTGCCCGAGTCGTCCGCGCTGTCGCTGCTATCGTCCAGCGGCCAAAAGCCCCAGTCCCCCGTGTCGGTGGTGGTGCTGCTGGCCCACGCAACCACATCGGACAGCGTGATGCTGGAGTCGTACCGCGCCCGGGCGTAGGCGTAGTGCCCCATCACCACCGCCGACGCGCCGGAATTGTTCCCGATGGTCAGCGTGTTGATGTACTGGCTGCCGGCGTTCGAGTTCGCCCGCGACAGCGTGACCGCGCCACTCGTCGTCAGGTCCGTCAGCGGAATCCAGCCCGCGTACTGCGTTCCCCCTGTTTCGTAGTAGAAGTAGTACGCCCAGGTGTCGAGCGCCGGCTTGGAACTGAATGTCTGCGTTGACCCGGCGCCGCCGCCGGAGTCGAAGATGATGTGCAGCAGCGGGTCTTCCGGCTGACCGCCACCGAAGGTGTTGTCGTACCCGAGCTTGATCTCTCGGGCGCCCGCCTGCCCGTGGATGATCGGGCCGTCGCTGGAGAGCGAGTAGGAGTTGCCCGAAGTCGGGCGGTACACCCACACGCCGACGAACGTGTTGGCAAACGCCCCGTCAGTCAGTGTCCCGGCGCCGCCTCCGGGGATACTTGAGCGCCGTAGGTACTCGGTATCGGCGTTAAGACCGATAGCCATAGGATCAAGCGCCCGCCGACGCCACCCCCGCGACCATGCCGATGTTCACGAGCCCGGTTTCCAGCGCCTGCTGAAACGTCGCCATCGCGTTGCGGACATAGGTGATGCCGCCAGCGTTCAGCGCGATGGTGCGGTCATAGTCGAACTTGTCGATGCGCAGCTGGACCGTTGCCGCATTGGTGTCGATCACCAGTTGCCCCAGCACCGGCTGCATTTCAGGGTTGGCCTGGGACGTGATGCGCACCGTGCCGGAGCACGTTTGTTTCACGACATCGGCCGTCAGCGGCGCCAACACGGCGATGTTGTATAGCGCATTGGTGTTGCCACCAAGCGCCAGGACGACCGGAATCGGGTTCGACAGCGTGATCACGGGTTGCCCTCGGTGATGACGAACGAGCTAACGCTCACCGGCTGGCCCGAGACAATGCTCGTGGTGGTCAGATTCAGGTCGGAGCCCGAGGTGCCCACATCGCCATCCAGCACGAACGTTGAGCCGTCCGACTGGACGATGCGGAACCACGTCGCCGTGCCGGTCGCGTTGGCGCTGGAGTCCTGGGTGATCGCGTTCAGCGTCAGCACGCCGTTGACCGCTGCCCCAGCGAACGGGGAGCCGCAGGTCAGCTCGGCCAGCAGCGTGGTCGCCGTGCCGCCAGTGGCTGGGCGTGAGCCGCTATAGATGCGCAGAAGCGCAGCGTTGCCGGCCCGCGTGGTGATCGCGTCCAACATCGCATCGCGGAGGGTCGCCGCTTCGTATGCCAGTGCCATTTAGTAGCCTTCGATGGTTTCGCGGGCAGCAATCGCCCTGCCGGTTTCGTCACGCACCAGCGTTTTGATGCGCGGTGCCTTGATGTGCGTTGTCAGCGAGTCAATCGCCGCCATGAGCTTTTCCAGGCCGATCGTGGTCGCCGGCCCGTCCGACTCAGGGTCGGTCTTCTCGGGCTTGCTCAGTTGGCTCTGGATGATCCCTGCGGCGAGCTTCATCACTTCCTTGCTCTCCGCGCTCTGTGCTTTGATCTCTTCGAGGCGTTCGGACAGCAGCGCTTCCATCTGCTTCATGGCGAATTCGTGCTCGACGTTCGGGCCGTTGTCCTGCACCACTTGCGGCGCCTCTGGCTGGAGCACCTGAATGCGCTTCGTCTCGGCGTCGAACGCCTTCACCTGAAGCTCGCCGTCCTTGGCCTGAAGCTGGAGCTTCGCGGCGGCCAGTTCCTGCATCGCCTCTTGGTGGGCCTGCTGAAGCTCCTGCATCTGCTGTTGCAGCGCAATGGTTGCGGGATCGTCGGCTTGCTTGAAGAACCGACCGCCGCCCTTGTAGCCGGCCAGGCCGAAGATTTCGTTGCGGATCGCCTCGGGCTCTGCGTCTGGCATCATCTGCATCGCCTCGCCGTAGGTCTTGAGCACCGCCATGAACCGGCCGAGCTTGGCCTCGGGGTTGGTAGCGCCCACGCCCACGTTCACGCGCACGGTCAGCGACTGGTTCAGCAGGTCGTCGGTGATCGCGTCGATGCCGTACTTCTGCGAGAGTTCGGCCTTCTGCCCGGCAAGGCTCAGGATGACGGAATCCGTCTCGTAGGCCTGCTCCAGCTTCACCAGCTGGGTGAGCACCTTCTCCACCCACGTTTCAACGATGGTGCGCAGCAGGTATTCGGTCATCTGCGAGGCAGACGAGCCCATCATCTGCATGCCGCCGACCGTCTCGTTGAGCTTGCGGTTGGTCTGGACCGAACCTTGGCTGAAGTTGCCGGTCAGCTCGTCGTAATCGACGTTCAGCCGGTCTTGCTCCTGGTACGCCGAGCCGGTGACATCAGCCATGTCTACCGGCAGGATGTCTTCGGCCGGGTTGTTGGCGAGCGTGACGCCACCAGGCACGTTGCGCAGCAGGGAATCGGTATCCACCTGGGCGCCGCGCCTGACGATGTACCGCTTGTTCAGCACCAACGACACGTTGTCGCGGCGCTGGTTGACCGTCTCGTTGACTTCCTTCTGAAGCTCCGAGCCCATGCCGACGATGGACTCGGGAACCGCCTTGTGCGCCTCGATGACCGCGCAGCCGATGACAAAAGGCCGCTCGCCGGTCCAATACTCGTCTTCCAGCGGGACTGGATCGGACAGCAGGTGCTGCGTGCCCAGCGTCCAATACACCACTTCCTTCCCGTTGAGGCGAATGAAGTTCTGGTGGCACCACACCATGTCGTAATCGGTGATGGGCGACTCGGACTCCGACAGCGGGTCCTGTCCCGGGTTCTCGCGGGATTGGCGGGTCGAGTCCACATCGACCAGCGCTTGGCGGATCTCGCCGTCTTCGAGCGTCTTCCAGCGCTTGTGCCCCGTCTTGGGGTCGTCTTCCTTCATGCGCTGGCGCACGTCATCGACGTACATGGGCACCATGCGGATGAAGTACGGGCTTGAGCCAACGACATCGGTCCAGTTGGCGCCCGGGTGGAAGCGGTAGCACTCTGCCGGCAGCAGTTCGATGCAGGGCTTATCGAGCAACACCTCGGGCTCACCCTCAACGGCCAGGATTTCGCCCTTCTCGTTGGTGAGCGGCTGGCCCATGTCGTCTTTGAGCGGCACCGGCTGGCCCGGGCGCTCCTTGTACAGCCACGACTGGTAGGAGCACACGATGCCGATGACTTGCGCCTCTTGCACCGCGCCGATCAGCGTCATGAACCATGGGATGGTCTTCGTCAGCCGGTAGTTGACGATCTCGTTCATGACCGCAGCGGACGCAACCTGCATCTCGTCGGCGTCGTTCTCGGCCTCGATGCTCACCACGTCCACGTTCGCGAAGAACGCAGCAGCAGCAGCGGCCTCGTTCTTGCGCACGACGCTCTTGGTCTTCGGGCGGAACAGGCGCGATCGGTTCTTGAACGCGGCGCTGTTGTACTTCGAGCCGTCAGGGTGCCGCGACTGGAAAAGCGCGATGTTGCGCTCCCACTTCTTGCGGTGGTTGGCGTCGAGGTAGTTCGTGCTGGACTCGAAGGAGTCGCGGGCGATCTGCAACCAGTCCGTCACAGCAGCCTCATCCCAGCCATGTCCTTGTCGGGGATGCCCTCGACACGGGTCACCACGTCATCGGTCTTGGTGCCGCGGCGCAGGTTTGCCCGCTCCAAGAATTCGCCAGCAGCGCGCAGCAGCGAACGCTTGCGGTCCTGCGCGTCACCCTTGATCTGCGTGTAGTGCAGCACCATGCCCCACTTGTCGGACAGGTCGAGGTCTTTCACTTGGACGACGCCGCCCTTGACCACGACGAACCATCCGTGGCCGGGGTAGGCCAGGCACAGGTCGCTGACCATCTGCCCGGCCATCGCCTCGTCACTGGCGTGCTCGCAGTCGAAACCGACGATGTTGGTCATTCGTTAGCCTTACGCCATTGCGCCACCGACCACGCCAGGGCGAGGTCAAACAGGTAGCCGTTTTTGCTGTCAGGTGAGCCTTCGACACACCACACACCGGAGCGATAGACCAGGCGCGGCTTAGTCAATGAAGCTCTCCGGTTCCAGCGCGTCGCTGAAGTCGCTGGCATCGGGCCAGATCAGCGGGCGCTCGGGCTCGATCAGCCGGGAGAAGCCGTCCAGCATGTCGTCGTGGATCGCGACCGGGAACGGCTTGTATTCCTGCTGGATGAAGACTTGCGTCAGGTCTTCGCTCTTGCCCTGGTAGTCGGTGTAGTAGTGCGTGCGCGGCAGGTACACCCTGCCTTGCTCGAAGTACGGCACCAACCGCTTGATCCGCTCATTCTTCGGCGTCGTGCCGCCCACCTCGAAGATGTCGAAGCGGTAGTTCTGCTGCTTCTGCACCTCTTGGATGTGCTCGATGTCGGCCTGCATGCCGATCTTTTCGTAGCGCACCTCCAGCGGCTTCCACTTGCGGTGCCACCTCATCACCAGCGCAGCCCGCTGGGTCAGGTTCAGCCGGTCGCGCACCATCTCCAGCACGTACAGGTTCTGGTCGGGGGCTAGCCCCACCACCCAGCCCGAGGTGTAGTCACTGCGCTTGTTCTTCGCGCCTGCCGGGTCGAACAGCAGGTAGACGTTCATCCCCATGCGGGTGAAGCCGTCGTGGTACTTGAGCCACTGCTCCTTGAAGCCCTGCGTCTCGTCGGCCTGTGGGTTTTGCAGCATCTGGCAGGCGAAGATGTAAGGCCCCATGTCCTTGCGCTTGCCCTGCACCCACTCCGCGCTTCTGAGGACCGGCTCGCCAGTGGCGGTGCCGTCCTTGGTCAGCAGGTGAATGCGGGGCTTGGCCGTGCCCGCGTCAATGACTTCCTTGTAGGCGTCGTTGGCGTGGTACCGGGTGCCGATGAACCGCCGCGCACCGCCATCCGCTCCCAGCGCATAGCTGAGCTTGAGCATGTCGCCGGTCTTCTGGATCATGTCCGGGGTGGTCACGCTCTCGGGCACCACCACGTCGTCGTAGATCAGCAGCGGGAAGTGCTTGCCGATGGGCTGGCCGTCCACCACGCCCCACGCTTCCACGGTCGCCTCGGCCGGGTTGCTCTTGCGCCGGACAACGATGCCGTCGTCCTCGCTCCACTTGGGACTCTGCTTCTGCGGGTTGTCCCACAGCACATCCGGGAACCACTCCTTGAGCTTCCCGTTGCTCTCGAACTCGAACTTGATCTGTCTGAGGAACCGCTTGGCGATGCCGCGGGAGTGGCTGAAGATGCCGACGCACACCTCGCGGTCCACCAGCGCCCCGTCGCCATGGCTCGCCAGGATGTCCTGGATGGTCTTGGCGTAGGTGATGATCGCGGACTTGTAGTGCTCCCGGCTCCACAGGTCGAGGTAGCCATCGGGCTGGGCCTCCACCTCCCGGCAGCGGTCATAGATCCACTGGTGCTCGGCGTCCTTGCGGTTCAGGACGTAGCGCAGGAGGAAGTAGAGGTCAGTCCTGCACAGGTGGCGGGCTGATGGGATCACCAGCTCCGGCGCGCAGTCCATCCAGAAAGCGTGCAGTCTCCGCTGGTAGTCGGTGAGTGTGGTCGTGCTCAATGGGTCCGCCGCCTTCGCCGGTCAACTCCACCGCCGACAAGTCCGGGACGCTCTTGCGCAACAGGATCTCAATCGCCTTCATGCGGGTGGGAGTGATCTCTCCGTCCCCGCTAAGTGCATGATCCTGCAGGACATTTATGAGCTGACTCGCCTGGATCTTGGCGCGGATGTCCTCTTGGTGGAGTTTGTTCAGGCGTGCAGCCATAGCTTGTGTCCGCCCGAGGGTAGGACCGTTGGTTGGGTTGTGGGCTCATCGAGGGGCGCCGCACGTCTCCCCGCTGCTATGCGCAATAGCAGCCGCGCCCACGTTCCGCCCTGCGCTGGGTCGGCTTTGGGTTCTCGATGAGCGTTTGGGATGCCCAGCCGTCTAGCGGCTTTTTGTAGGACTGAGGTCGCGGCAACTGCGAGTCGCTGCGGCTGGGCAAGAGAAAGCCCGCCGAGATTGCTCCGGGCGGGCTTGTGTTGGGTGATGCCCCTGCTTCCCCATCGTAGCCAGCTCGGGGGAATGTCGAAGTGCTGGCCTACACCGCCAATCTCATGGGCATCGTGAGGCGGGAACGATCTGTCGGCTCCGCCTGCCCTACGGCATGCGAAAGCCACTAGTTTTGACTAGGATTCGCGCGAGCCTAACACAGATTCTTCGCGCCGGCAAGATGTATTTTTCAACATCGACCGCGCGTCATGCACCAGCTCGCACAGGTCCGGCCGGCTCATCCCGAACGCCCGGCATGCCTTGTTCACGCTGATGAACGAATATCGGTACGACCATTGCAGCGCCCACCTGTGCTTCTCTGGGATGTGCACGAACAGCTTTTGCAGCGCAACAGCGTCCAGCGTGTCGATGGGCGTTCCCCCGCCTGCCAGCTCGTGGTAGCCGTCCGGGCGGTAGTTCTGGAACATGGGGAGCATCCCGCCTCCGCCTCGCCCTCCCCTTGCCCATCGCGCCCAATTGCAGAGACGCTCGTGGATCTCGGCGTGAGCAGTCCGAACCGCGAAGAAATCGACGGGGTCACGTCCGCTCATGTAGTTCCTTTTCAAGTCGCTTAATCCACGCCCACACCAGCGTCCGCCCCTTGGCATAGTCCTCGCGGTTGGGCCACACCCTGCGCATGACACCTTGGATCGCCTGCGGGTCTGCCTCGCGCCTGTGGGCCTCAGGGCCTTG